GAATAAGGTGGTACTACATCTAAATTTCCTGTGATCCATTGTTCCCAGTTAGGCCATAAAATTCTGTTTGGCACAAAGAAGTAATGAGTTGTTACGTTAACTTTGTGCATTACGGGTGCGATAAGGGGTGCAAATCTAAGCATTGTTTCTGTGCTGATTTTTACTTTGTCTCCTGGTACGCAGTCCATTACACATGTTGGGTATAATCCACCCATTTTAAACGACATTTTCACATCGTGTGAAAGGTCGAATACATTGCTACCAATTTTTGGTAGCTGAATCGAGTTGAATAAGTTTGATTTTGCCATTATAGTCTAATTCCTCCTCTTTTAACTAAATAAGTGTTGTTTCTTTTTCGGCCATAGCCTCCTCTTTTGCGGCCTCTGCCGCGTCTTCTGCTGTATCGCATAACGTTTGTTTGTTTTGGTTAATAATATGTAAATGAGTAATCTGTAATAGTGATAATACGGAATCGTATCTGGATATTGCCAGTGATTGCATTTTTTGGTCTTTACATTCGTGATTAATTTGATTAAAAAGCTTGAGAGCTTGTTTCTTCATTTGTGCTGAAGTCTCCTTAAAATAATTGTCTATCATTTTTTAAACCATTTTGTTGGATTCATGAAATCCATAATATTGAACATTGTTTTTTGATCTCTTTGACCTTCGTCAAATATACCTGTATATTCTGCTGTTTTAGAAAGAAATCCTCCTAAATATTCTCCTAATATTCTCATAAATAAATTATCTCCTGGCATTACACCATTTTTTGCCAGTTCGTTTTGCAATTGTTGAAATTGATTGGTAGAAGTAAGATTTCTAATTTCTTGTTGCATTTTTTGATTGGCTGTTTTATCCATGGTCATTCCAAATTTTGTTCTTGCTACATTTAACATTGCTTGTTCTAAATTTGGTGATTGCATTGCTGCTGCCCTAGCATTAGCATCATTTGTAAAATCTATATCTGCTTTCTTTTTTTGATTTTCTAGAAACGCGGCTTCCGCCATAGGAAATAAAGTAAGGCGAGAAAGCCTATTAGCAGTATCTTGACCATCTGTTTGTTTTACTTTTAAAGCAGTTTCTGCTGCTAAATTAAGCGATCTATTTATTGTTTCTGTGTTTTGAGCTTTAAGATTATCATATTGGGCTTGCTTTATACGAGTATCAAAGTATCCTTGTACAATGTTTGTACCTATTGCTCCAAAGTCTGGTGTTCTAAATTGTGCGGCTTGTACATCTGGAGTTGATATATTTCCAGCTGGTTGTATTGCTCCGCCTTTATCATATACCATGTTGGGATTTAGTCCTGCTGCTTTTAATCTCTCCATTTGTGCTTGTGGAGAGTTGTATTCATTCTGTTGATTCCAGAATGCTATATTATCTGACTTTTGTTGTTGATACATTTCACGGCTAAACGCCCGTGATTTTTTGTTTTGTGATCCTGTTGCGAAGGCATTAGCGCCTCCGCCTATTGCTCCTGCTGCTGCTGATATTGCTGCTGCTGTTGTGATTGGTTCCATAACTTAAATCCTTTTTTTTATTAGTTTTTTTTCCACCTGCACTTGTACTCCGCAGGCTTCGTTTTTGTTTAGGTGTCAATTAGCACTAATATATCAAGGGATTTAGTGCTGAGGCCTCCTCTTCGAAGGCCTTTATCCATTGCGCTTTTGTGCGCTTGCCATATTGCCATGTATCGGGCAACTTTTCGTATCCACGAAAAGTTACCCTCTGGCTTTTTGGTTTTTTGTTATTAAACATTTGGGGGGATGTTGTTCTCTTCCGAGTTTTTTCCATCGCTCGTTTGCGGCTTACGTCCTCCTTCGTCGGCACGTTGTTGCTCCGCTAGGGTGGTTCTGTGTTCGCCAATTTTCTGGCGGATGTATCGAGCGTATTCTATGCGTTCCATAGGGTCCATTCTACTAACGTCTGCGAATTCTTCGTCTTCTCCGTAATATACGGGTGTAAATGTTGCTACTGATTGACCTCTTGTATATCGTTGTACTAATTCTTGTAATGACAATGTCATGTCTGGTACTGTCTGAGATGGAGACAAAAAGGATTTTATCTCCTGCTCTGTTTTCTTGTTGTTGTATGTAAATGGTGTTCTAAATTTTGTTTCGCCCTTCTTGGGCTCTTTTTGCATGGGTTGCGATTCTGTGTGCAACTCCTGATTCTTTTTGTTGGTCATAACCTTCTAAAGTTTGATTTTCTGTATAGTACTGTTGTTTTTTCTGATTTTCTATTTCTGTAAATTTTTGAGCTAGTTTGTCTGCCTGTTCTCTAAGCTGTTTTTCTGTCCAAATTTTTTGTCTATAATACCTGGGAAGTGATATTTTCTTTCCGTCTTCCAATGTTAAGTAATTTCTTTCAATATCTGCTCTGTGATATCTAATTATTTTTTCAGATAAGTAATTTAATCCTAATTTTTTTGACATTAAACTGAATTCTGGTATCCTATCGTCATTTTGATGCATAGGAATTATTTTTCCTTTGTTAATGTATTTTGCTGTATATGCTGCTGATGCTTCTGTAAGTTGTCCAATGTGTACTTCTCCTTTATCCCAAGATTTATGAATAAGGTTAATATCTGCATTGAATAATATGATGTGATAATGAGGCCTGAACGTTTTGCTGCCATATTCTCCTGCTAAATAGTATTTTATAACTACCTCTTTGGGGTGTGCTTTCCTAAGTTTTTTAAAATAGAGTTGTACGTCTCTTTTATCCAGTGTAAGGTATCCTCGTTTTGTAATAGGTACGAAACGGGTATCATAAGTAAGAGTAACAAAATGAGAGGTATTAGCATTTTTTGCGTGTTGTTTTAAACGAAATGTCCAGACGCTAGTGCGTCTGGACAAACACGCTGGACACTTTCCACAAGGTACCGGAACTTGCCGGTCGTTGCTGTAGATAGGGTAGCGTGGGTTGTTTACGTGAAATGGGGTATCACAAGCCATTAGAATGATGGCGTGCCGTACTTCGGCATCTTACGTATTGCCTTAATATTGTTGAAAATATGTGCATAAATATTATCAACTTCTGGGTCTTCTACTGCAAATATACGAGTTGAAGGTTCACATGATATAAAATCTCCATTAAGGTTTGGTTCTTCGGCAAATATTCTACCTAGGTGCCAGTAGTCTAGTGAAGTTTTCATTTCTCCTGCAACACGTGAGTTAAGATACTTATATTCTGCATATCTAGGTACATATCCAAAGGTTGTGTCTCCAAATTCTGATGATCCATAAATCTCTTTTGCTTTTACCTCTTGTTCACCTATATTGGCAAATGTAGGCCAATAAAAGTCTAGTCTATCGAATTTATTAAGAGAACGGTGAAGTCCTTGCTGATAAGCTGTGTCAGGTGTAACGGATATGAGTCCGATAATCCATCCATGCTCTTCAACATTATATTGAAACTCATTACCTCCTGATACTGATATACCATGTCCTGCCATTTGTCCTACTGGGGCTGTGGTTTCTGCTGTACTAAGTACTTCGCTAATCACCATTTTACCTTTTGAACCGCCTAAATACTCTGGGCGTTGAAGTCTTGCGTCAGATGATTTTACACCGAAGTGTGCAAGAATTGATTCGATATAACGAGTTCCGCCTCTTGCGTTTCTTTCAAGCCATTCCTGTAATCTGAAAGCTCTACGTAGTGAATTGATATCTGCTGCTTCTGCAGTTAGTTCTGATGTTTTGGCTTTAAGGGATGCAGAGTTATCAACGTTCAAGGAATAGTTTTCACCTGAATCTTCTAGGTTACCATTTATTGCTGAACGCAAACCTAATACTCCAATTTCTGAACCGTTTACTAGTTTGACTTGGTTATATTCTCCAGATTGATATTCAATAGGTACATCTGTAAATTCTCCAAGAGGAATTGTTACTGCATCTCCTTTTTGTGCCCAAGGTAAACATGATGTAAAGTAGTCATGTTGCCATGCTCTCTGTCTTACTGCGCTTTTTGCATATGAAGTTCCAGATGTTCCAAACGCTATATTTTCTCCATCTGTTAAAGAATCTACTAGCTCTGATTGCAAATTTTGGTCACGGTAATATTCGTTCCATATTTTGTTGTATGCTGCAATACTTAGTGGGCTAAACGTTTGTGCGTTTCTGTCTGGGTATACATATCCATTGGGTGTTGCTTCGGTTGGAAGTCCTAAATAATCTCCTAATGATTTTACTGGAATATCATAAAAATATGAATAAGGTGGTACTACATCTAAA